CATTCTGGAAATAACCTGCTGCAACTTAAGGTGAGTGATCTGGATAAGATCTGCAAAAGGGATCATGCGTCTAGTCAAAGACTCGATCGTTCCCTTGTACATTCTTGGAGCAACAGCAACGTAGTTTGGCATAGCCATCTGAGATGCAGACTTTGGTCTTACCATGTTTTCCATCAACTGCCACTTAAGAACAATCTGAGTACCAGCAACCATTACACCTTCGTACCACACGTCAATAGTCTTCTCAATTCTTTCGAATCTACCTTCCTCCATCATTTCTACTGGAGGGTTAAATGTATCGTCCTTCTCAATTACTCTAGAAGCATTACCCTCTAGAATTTTCTTCTTATAAACGTAAGTCTTTGTGGTCTTGTAGTTGAAATACAATAGAGTGCATGTATCTCTTGAAAATACATTGTCAGAATAAAACCTTGACACAGAGTAGTACTCACCCCAAGATTGATTAGTCTTTGAAATCTCTTCTAGCTCCTCTTTAGTAAGTCTAGGATTAATCTTAATAAGTTCAGTAATTGGAACTGTCTTTACCTCTCCCCAGTAGAAGCAATCTCTAAAGTATGGATCTTCTGTGTAGCTGTAGATCACGTTAGCTGGATCTACGTAGTTAATCTTTACTCCCTCTCCAGCAAGGAACTCGTGCTTACCAACAGCGATACCAATTGTTGTTAGGTCGTAATCAAAACGTCTCTTAGTATCATCGTAGTGATTCTCTAATAGAATCGTGTTGATAGCCTCCTCTTCCGCAATCTCTACTGCTGGCTTATAGTTAAGCTGCATAAATAGAGCCAGCTCCTCATCATCGTTTGGCAAGTCTTCTGGACTCACCATGAATGGATCTACGCCAAACTTATCTTGAACTTGTAGGAGAACTTCTTTAGCAGCCATCTCTCCCTCAATCATGTCCTGATACTGATTTCTTTTATCAGCTGAAAGAGCGTCCTGAGCGTAGGCTTTAATAGTGAATAGTCTGTCAGACATACCGTTAACAACGATGTCTACAAACTTAGGGATAATAGGAACTGGAGTCCAGTCAATGTTTAAATAAGAAAGATCCCCGTCAATAGCTAGTTCATTCTTATACTTCTGAATAGGCTGCTCTCCACGAGCGTACAACCTAAGACGGTTAAAGTCTTTCCATTGGTTATAATACCTTGCAGACCCACTGTCTCTGCGAAACCATTCGTACTGTATGGCTTGTCCAACTCTCAATCCAAACTCCTCGCTCGCCTTCTCCGCATCTGTTGCAAGTTGGCTTGGAAATTGAATTGGAGATATGTCTATATTTGACTCTTTACGCATTAGCTAATTATTTGACTGGTTGTCCCATTGTTCTTGTATCTTGCAAATTTAATGCTTATTTTTGACTCTTTTCTTTCAGGCTGATACATGTGCTTTTGATTAGCCATAATGGCTAAACCAGAGCTAATAGATGCATCGTACTTTGTTCTATTACTAATATCAAACTTAGCCCAATCATTTAAAGTTCTGTTAAAGTACATCGAACCCATCTCTGACGAATCTCTGTACGTAGCCTCCATGTCAAGGCCAACATTTTTCTCTATATAAGTCTCAATAGCAGATGCGTGAGCCTGTCTTACGTCCTCGCTTGAGTTAGGTATACCACCAAGTTCTCTCTCTGTCGTTGATAACTTAAACAAAGGCTTGTCTGGTCTATTCAAACAGAAGTGTCTATACCCTCTGTTCTTGAAGTGATACAGCAATCTTGGCTTGTTGTTTTCTGCTAAAACTGGCATACCATAAAAGAAGCAGGCCATCAACACCTCCTCAAAAAATATCTCTGCCGTTTGAGGTCTTGCAACGTACTCTAGGAAGAACTCATTACTTGGAGCATCCTCCATGTTGAACTTAGTCAAACCATGTAGGGCTCCGTTAGATCCAAAACCATCTACAGTTCCAGAAATATCGTAGGAGTCACAACCGAATGCACCTATGTGCTCGTTCATTGGATAGAACAAGTCTCCCTTCCTATCAACCCTGTTCTGTAGACCACGTGGAGGCACCCAGGATATATTGAACCTTCCCCTTGGATCTGGAGTCCAAACAACCTCACCGTCCTTCTTACCATCTCTCCAACTAAAAAATCCTCTAGTTGTAAAACTGCCAGCTATAAGACTGTCATTAAAGTCAATCTGAGTATAGATCTTGGTAAGATTAAATATCGACTGCTTACTCTCATCTCTGAATGCGTGGGACTCCGTTCTAGGGTACTGACGATAGAACTCGTTAAGGGCATCAGGATCGCTTTTAAGAGACTTTACTTCATTCTCCCAATAGTCTATAGCTCCAAGATTTATAACCTCACCATCGACACCCATGATAGGTTTCTCAGGCTTTCTAAATACTGGCATGCCGTACTTATCTATGAATCCTTCCATGTTCCACTCCATTGGTATAAACAGAGCATACAGACCACTCTTAGTCTGATCGTTCTCAGATCTCTTGTTTGGCCTTGAGTCCTCGTATAGCTTCTTGAAGTTTTCACCACCCTTGTCAAGTGCGTTTGATGTAGATCCCATCATACACTTTCCAATGATCTTTCTACCTAGACGCAAACATGTTTTTGTTACACGCCAGTTATTCAGAATATTATTTGGTTGTGACCACTTACCGCTTTCGTCATGTACCAACAGCTGTAGTTTTTCACCATCGTAGCTGTTGTCTGCGGTGTTCTTCCAGTCAATTGTGGTGTTAAGACCCTCCTCTGGCTCCTCCTCATCGTGCATCGTCTTAAAGTTCTTTGCAGTGATCTTGGATGAAGGTATTCTAAATGCCAGCTCAGTTCTTGGATTATCCATACCATCCTGAATAGGCTTGAAAAAAAATGGGTAATTCCTAAACGTAGGTACAACCTTATCCGTAAACATCGTCTTCGCATCTGGACCAGTCTTTGATAATATCCCTATACGTCCGTTGTGGATGTTTGTTCCGATGTTAACAATCTCACCGTCTGCCATGTACGAGAAACCAGAACGTCTGATCTTTAAGTACACCATGCCAAACGATCTTGGGTCAGCCTTGCAAGCCTCCCAGTAAATGTAAAGTATTCTGTTTGCCTCTCTGAAGTCTGGGAAACCAACGTCAATGCTGGACCACTGCAAATACATATAATGACCACCAGTGATGTAGGTTGAGATCCCGTTGTTCTTAAACCAGAAACCATTATCTCTCCTGTCAAACTCAGCGTCAATGTAATCCACCCAGTTGCTTCTAAATTGAAGAGGCATCTTGTTCCACTGAAAGATTGACTTTATCTTTGATAGTGCTGATGGAAACTCAGCCCTTTCCCAGTGCTGCTCCTCTTTCTTTGCAGATCTATTGTAAACCTTCTTAGGCTCCTCTGGTAGTGCTACCTTTAAACCATTGATCTGATATATCTCACCAATGGTACCGTCCTTAGATATAACCACAAGGTCATACTCAGAATTATACCCATACTGGTATATCTTCTTGGTATTACCCTTGATCCTATCCTTTTCTGGGATAACATCAATAATAGTGTACAGGGACTTACCCGTGTCTTTTTGCTCTTCGTTCAGCAAACCCACCTTTTCCAGTTTCATCCTTGTCTGTTTTAGTTAGCAGTTCTTCCTCCGCCTCAACTCGATCAAGTATCTCAAACGCATCAAATATAGCCAGCTTCTTAGTGGCAGCAGCGTTCTTAAGCTTGTCAGCAGAAAGGTCTTCCTCCCCTCCAGAGATAATTCTCTCCTCAGCAACCTCTATCAAGTGCATCACTGCCTTTCGGCCAGCACTGATAATCTTTCTCTTTGTTTCATTTAACTCCATTCAGTTCTATGCAAACATTTTTAGAATACATTCTGTAGAGGGTAACTCCATCTATCTCAAACTCATACTCACTCTCTGGAGTAAAAGCAACCTTGTCACCGCTCTTTAGTCCTTTGTCAATAAGATCTTGGTTAGGGTATATAAGAGTTCCTCTTAGATACTCCTCATTACCTATCTTTGAAAGAATGTAGTTGTCCATTCTTTTCTCTGGCTTAACAAAGCAATACCGTGAGTGAGCCTTCCATTCCTTGTCTCTCTTGTATAGGTAGAACTGATCATCGTCAATCAAGAAAATGTTTTCAAATAGATATGATCTACCACTACGTTCGTTACCATTGACATCGTTGTAATATTTAAACACGTTATGGTGAACGATCACAGTGTCTCCTGGCATAACATCTCCAGTATACCCGATTGGTGTAGCAAGAACCTTAGCGTGTCTATTAGATGCCTTATGATCTTCCTTAGAAGAGCTAGTTATAAAG